AAACTTGTTGATGGAGAGTTCGTCGAGATTGTGCAGACAGACACCGAGCTTTTGGCCGAAGCGTGGCTTAGTGCGCGGACGATAAGAGACGGACGACTCAAGCAGAGCGACTGGACACAAGTATCTGACTCACCACTGACTGCTGAACAGCGTAGTGAGTGGCAAATGTACAGACAAAAACTTCGGGATTTACCCAGTGACTTTTCGCACGTCACGTCAATTGAAGATGTGATCTGGCCCACAGTGCCGAGTTAGCTCCCGTGATTATTGAGAGCATTGCAGGAGCCGCCGCAGCGTTGAGTTCCATCAATCAGCTGATCTCTGCTGTTAATGAGGGCAAAGCAAACGTGTCTTCAGTCATGGGGATGATTAGCGACTTTGGCGAAGGGCTAAATAATTTTGAAGTGGAACGCAGGAAATCCACTTTCAAACCACTAAGTCAAAACGACCTCTTGAAATTAAGCCAATTGCGTAGGCAGCAAGAGCGGTACTGGAAAGACGTTCACGACTTGCTGGCTATGTTAGACCCCCAGCTTCTGGACGACTTTAAGGCAGCGAAAAGACAGCAAGAGGAAGCTAGGCAGGCGCATTTGAAAATGGTTGCTCGAAAGAAAAAAGAACGCGAACACCTGTACGCGCAGATCGCGGTGGGGGTTACCACCATTTTGGTGGGGGGAATCATCATCACGTTGGGGTTCATGGTTTTGTTTAGGGTGTATGGATGATGATGGCGTTTTTGTTAGTCGTAGTGGTGAACGGCGAACCCATACCAGATCGATTTTTCTTTCGTGACATAACCAGATGCAACACCTTTGCTTACTACGTCTCGACTGGCAAAACGAAAATCAATAATCGTTATCAGATGCAGGAAAACATAACGGCCTACTGCATCCCGAAGCGAGTTGCAGCAAACACAAAATTTTGGGACTAACGATGGCGGCGAAGCGGCTTGAAGAAGGATCGATACATTCCGACAAAGACTTGGATGGGGATGGTGTCGTGACTGATTCCGAATTGGAAACCTCAGAAAAATTACAGGAACTGCGTCTGCAGCATGAACGGGCTGATGCGCAACGTGCTATGAGTTGGTTCGCGTTGTGGGGAATGCTTCTCTACCCGTCGCTCGTGGTTGTCAGTGAGTTTTTTGGGATGAATCAAGCTGCCAGCATTCTGGGCGATATGGCAGCAGTTTATTTTGTTTCTGTCGCGGGGATTCTCGCGGCATTTTTTGGTGCTCAGGCTTGGTCAAATAGAAAATAGGAGGTGCACATGCACAACGGTAAACAGTGTCCGCTCAACGCTCCGCCAACTAATACAAAGAAGATGGCGAAAAAGAACTATCCGATGAAGGGCTACAGCAAGAAGAGGAATGGCTCATGAAAGTACCAGCACCCAAAGGGTATCACTGGATGAAGCAGGGCGATGGCAGCATGAAGATAATGAAAGACCCGAAAGAAGGGTTCAAGAAACACAAAGGTGCCAGCAAGTTCGCCAACTTCGCGGTGCAGAAAACGCACGGTAAGAAGTAGTGGACGTCAGCGCAACAAATGCAGCGCCCCCTGTTAGTTGGAAGCAAGTAGCTGTCCAAAAACAGGAGGTGCTGCGTACCGGCGGAGAAGGCCAGCTAGTACGGGAAGCCGTTGAGACAATTCAGCCGACGATCTACACAGCGAAAGACGGGCGTGTAGAGGTGCAGCAGCTTGCTTTTTCAACATCACTCAACTTACTGGTGTGAGGCATGGCTAGAACAGACGAAAAGAAATGGAAGCGTATTGTCGCATCGGTTAAGGCCGGATCAGCCGGAGGAAAACCTGGGCAATGGAGTGCTAGGAAAGCGCAAATCGCAACGCAGCGTTATAAGAAGTCCGGCGGCGGTTACTCAGGGCCAAAGACCAAAGCACAGAAATCGTTGTCAAAATGGACGAAAGAAGAGTGGGGAACTAAGTCCGGTAGGAACTCAACACAGGGGTCAAAAGCAACCGGTGAAAGATATTTACCAAAGAAGGCGCGCCAAGCTCTGTCTGATAAAGAGTATAAAGCCACGAGCGATAAAAAACGAAAAGACACCAAAGCCGGAAAACAATTCTCCGCTCAACCCAAAAAAATAGCGAAGAAGACGGCGAGGTATCGCAAGACGGGTAACAGGCCGAGACGTCGTAGCTAACTACGCCACTGGCGTAGTTCAGTTTAGACTAAATTGTAAAACCTAATAAAATCATAGACTTAAAAAAGTACGCCAAAGTTGGCTCTTGCTCTATAAGTTACTGATTTATAAGTAAAAAAGATAAGATGGCGGAGAGAGAGGGATTCTCTACGCCGCCACGGTAACCTATTGTTTTGCAAGCCAATATAATTCAGTATCCTGCCTTGGCGTAGTAATGGCGTAGTTCACATATGGCTACTATACGGAAGCGGGGCAACAAGTATCAAGCAGGTGTTGCCAAAGCAGGGTATCCGCGAGTCAGTAAATCTTTTCAAACAAAGTCTGCTGCGAAAGCGTGGGCGATGAAGGTCGAGTTGCAGATGGATGCGGGCGTGTATGTTGATGAGCGCACACTGATCAGCAATAAACTGTCCGACCTGATCGATAACTATATTGACGAACTGCAGCCTGTCAGCCCGATCACCGGCTCAAAGCTAGCGTCACTCAGGCGCATGTCACGCGAGCTACAGGGCGACACACTCCAACAACTCAACCCACAGTACGTGCTGTCCTACGCCAAACGTCGATCACAAGACGTATCGGAATCCACACTGACCAAAGAGCTTGGGTATCTCAGCAGTGTCATCGACTACGCTCGCACGATCTGGAGCATCAACGCGCCGTCTAATGCGGTGAAAGACACGCTGCCGACACTGGCAAAACTCAAGCTCGTCGGCGGCAGTCGCAAGCGCACACGCCGATTGAACGAAGGCGAGTACGAACTACTGATGCAAGGGGTAGGGCGGCAGGCCAATTCAACGTCTGGTAACTACTGGCTAGGGCCAATGGTAGATTTGGCACTGACTTCAGGTATGCGCCAGCGTGAAATACACGAACTGCAATGGGTTGATGTCGACTTTGACAGGCACACCGTTGCTATACAGAGCAGACAAACACCTGGGCGTAAACAAGGTAGCGATCACGTTATTCCTATGCTACCGGCGGTGAGAGAGGTGCTGCTACGTGAATATGAGGGAATGAGCAGGGTTACCCGTAACAACAGGCGGCTGTCCACACGGCCAGATCATGTGTTTGGTAAGCCTGCACGCAGTTCATCGATCTCGGATCGGTTTGCACGGGTATGCAAGCGGGTAGGTATAGAAGACCTGACGTTCCATGACCTACGCCATGAAGCCATCAGTCGATTGTTTGAGGATGAGGCGAAATACACGATACCGCAGGTGGCTTTGATCTCTGGACATAAGACTTGGCAGAGCTTGCGTCGATACACGCAGCTAAAGGCAGAGAACTTTTAGTCTCTTGGATCGTCACCCATTGCAAAGCGCGTGTACCAAATAGACTTCAGCAAATCTTGGGTGGCATCGTCTTTTTTCCCAGCACGCCATTGGTATTTGAAACTGGCAAGTCGGCAATAGGTTTCGACAGCCTCAATACCAAACGCTGCGATCATGGCATCAATGCACTCTATGTCGCTTGCGGCATAGTGCGCAGGCGAGTACACCATATCGTTTTTAGCCACCGACTGCTTTTGGCCCTTTCATTTGAGCAGTAATGTAGTCGGCAACGCCGTCTGTGGGGAACAGGTAACGCTTGCCACTGCGCCAGTGTGGGATGCCTAGCTCATCACGATACAGCTTATTGTAGATCGTTTGCTTGTTGGCTTTTACAAGGTCTGCGAGTTCATCAACGGTCATAAACGCGCCGTAATCTTCTCGGAGTGATTGGTGCATAGTTTATCTCTAATACTGATAAATTGTATACATTGTACTAAACAATACGGTGCCTATATAATAGCTACAGCTATATTAAAAAACAATACTTAGAGGAATAAAGCGATCATAGGCTTTATGGAAGTGATCTCAGGGCAGGCGACGGCTTTGGGCAACATATCTTTAGGTATGGGTTGGATTTTCCACTCGCCTTTCCACTTAATCAGGTAGCTATCTCGCTGCTGATATTTTGCTTCTTCGGACGTCCTTGGTACCGCCCAAATTAGACAACCAATTACAGTTTTGCCGAATGTTTTTGTTGGCAAGTCGTTCCAAGTTTCATCCCAACAAACCATTTCGGTTGTAAGTCGGTACAGGTCTTT